GTAGTGCGAGAGTTTATTGTGGTTATGGTTCATATGATATATATGCTAATGGTACAGGTCGAATAGATGCTACCTCTAATATGAGAACAGGTATTTTTTATGATAGATATAGTACGGGATATTATATCCATGGTGGCAGTACTTCTCGACTTAATTACTTACGAACTAACCGATTATATCCAGTGTATAACAATAATACTGGAATTTATATTGATTATCCAACTGGTAATTATGGTTCGATTCAAATCAACGGTGGTGGTAAAAGTGGATGGGAAGGTTATTCCATTAATGGTCGTTATGTATTCATGTCCGCTGATAATAGTAAAGTTGGTATCTATAATGATATTGATAGTGATTGGATGATAGAATGTTTCCGTAATTCATATACTGAACTTTCTTATAATGGTGCTCGTAGACTTAGAACTGAGGGTTATGGTGTTAGAGTTGATGGTGATTTACGTGCTACTTCTGATGTAATTGCTTATTATTCAGATGAACGTTTAAAAGATATTGAAGGAAATATTGATAATGCATTAGATAAGGTTGCTAGTTTATCTGGCTTTTATTATCGAAACAACAAAGAAGCCAATCTTATTGGTTATAAAGGACAGAAATTACAAATTGGGGTTTCGGCTCAACAAGTAGAAGAGATTTTACCTGAAATTGTTCATCCAGCTCCATTAGCAGAAAGTTTAGGGTATGATTATAAAACGGTTCAATATGAAAAATTAGTACCGTTATTAATTAACGCTATTAATGAACAAAATGCGGAAGTTAAAGAACAGCAAAAAGAAATTAATAACTTAAAAGATGAATTGAGTGAATTAAAAGATATGATGACTCAGTTAATAAAAAATCAATAATATTATGTTAGATAAGCAAGAAATTTTAAACAAAGTAGAACTTAACGTTCAGAGTGGTGTTATGGATGTAGTGCATCGAGTATCCTTTTACGAAGATGGTGAAGAAATTCATAGAGACCATATTACTAGAAATTATTCCTTTGAGAATGAGAATGAAATCGTTTCACAATCTCAATTAGTTCAAAATATGTGGGGATTATTATCTGGCAGTTATGAACCGATTTAAAATAATATATTATACTTATAACTAAATAAAACAAAATAAATTATGGAACTTTCATATAAGTGGAAAATCACAGAAATAACAAAGAAAAAAGTTGAAAATACGGATGATGTAGTATTACATAGCCGTTGGAAATTAACAGGTACTAATCCAGATACAGGAACCGAAGGTAGTTTTGCTGGAGCTACACCATTAGAATACGATGCAGATAATTTAGAAAACTTTGTTCCATTCGACTCTCTAACTGAAGATTTAGTTATTGGTTGGGTCTCGGCATCAGTAACAGGCCCTAATGGTTACTTTGACCATATATCGGAACAAATTGAAGCACAGATTGACAAAATTGATGATCCCGTAGAGGAGGTTGAGGAAGATAATTTACCTTGGTCACCAACTTCTGGTTCGGCTGATAGTGGTTCAATTTAAGAGTACTTTAACATAATTATTGTTTTGGAGTTTTTACTTATATTTATAATAGAAGTAAATAAATCACTCATTTAATAATACTAATATAATATGGCAGAAAGAATTGTATCACCTGGTGTTTTCACAAGAGAGAATGACTTATCATTCTTAGCACAAGGTGTAGGAGAAATCGGAGCAGCGTTCATAGGACCTTTTAAACAAGGACCTGCGTTTGTTCCAACAATAGTTCGAACTCAATCGGAGTTTGAAGATAAATTTGGTACACCTGATGGTACTTACTATACTGAATATGCGGTTCAAAATTATTTACGAGAAGCTGGTACAGCCACTATCGTTAGAATTGCTGGTGTAGGTGGGTATCAACAAACAGCACCAATTGGAATAGTTGCTAGTGGTTCACTAATAGCAACCTTACATTCAACTAATACTGGTGATGAAGAAGTTGGGTTCGATGGATTTACCGTAACCAATGGTAGCATTTCCGGTTCCTTTATAGTTAGTGGTAGTGGTATCGGTGAAGTTTCAGCTTCGTTAGACTCAACCCAAGGTAATGATGTTAAAGATGTATTTGGTACATCACCCATTGGATTTAAAGAAGCATACGCTTACACTTATTTTGACAATGCATATTCTAATTTAAATGTAGATGATTTAGAAGTTAGTGGTGAGGTATTACCAACACAAGACTTTACCTATGATGCACAAACTGCAACTACTCCTTGGGTAAAATCACAACTTATTTCTGGAGAACGTTATGATTTATTCCGTTTCCACACCATAGGACATGGTACAAACGAAAATAGAAGATTTAAAGTTTCGATTTCAAATGTGAAAGCAGCGGGTGAAGATGGTTCAACGGATTATTCAGTATTTGCAGTAACCATTCGTTCATTTAATGATACTGATAAACGAAAAACTGTTTTAGAAACCTTTACTAATGTAAACTTAGACCCAGCATCACCTAACTATATAGCTAGAGTAATTGGAGACAGATTTCAAACTATAGACTCGGACGGTAAAATTACTGAAAATGGAGATTGGGGAAATAACTCAAATTATGTTAGAGTTGAAGTTGGTAATCAAGGTTCATACCCTGTTTCAGCTGCACCATTTGGACATGAAGCATACTACAACCCAATTTTGGCAGATGACCAAACAATTGTACCAACTGTAGTATTTCAAACTACTTCATTAGATAATACAACTGGAAACCCATCTAAATATGCTGGATTTGATTTTGAAACTAATGATGTTAGACGTGATAACCTAAATTATTTAAAACCATTACCAGAAGGTGTAATGTATGGTGCTAATGTAGACTTTGGATTTGATGGAAATGTAGAGGGTGTTAATCTAAACTTAGAGATGACTGGTTCTATTGCAGAGGATATGGTTAAAAGACAGTTTACTTTGGCATTCCAAGGTGGATTTGATGGAATGAGCCCAACACGAGAAATCGCTATTGGAGAAAATATTTCAGCTGGAAATTCGCAAGGATTAGACTTAACCGACTCAACCGCAAGTGGTTCAGTTGCTTACCAAAAGGGTATTGCTGCAATATCAAACTCAGATGCATATGATATCAATATGGTAGTAACACCAGGTATTGTAAGACGTTTACACCCATCGATATTTACTAGTGTGACGGATATGGTAGAAGATCGTTCTGATGCATTCTATATCGCAGACTTAACTTCAGTAAATGATACCATAGCTCAAGTAACTACTCAAGCTAATTCAGTGGACTCTAATTATGTAGGTTCATACTACCCATGGGTTAAAACCGTAGATACTAATACAAACCGATTAGTAAGTGTTCCACCATCGGTATTACTTCCAGCCGTTTATGCTGCTAATGATGCCATTTCTGCTGAATGGTTTGCGCCAGCTGGTTTAAATCGTGGTGGTATTATTGGGGCAGTTTCGGTATTGAATAAATTAACTCATTCGGAAAGAGATACTTTATATGAAAACAAAGTTAATCCAATCGCTTCATTCCCAGCTCAAGGTATTGTGGCATTTGGACAAAAGACTTTACAAGATAAAGCATCGGCATTAGATAGAATTAATGTGAGAAGATTGTTAATCGCTGTTAAGAAATTTGTAGCATCTACTTCTAGGTTCTTATTATTCGAACAGAATACCGCTCAAACTCGTGGCAGGTTTATTAATACAGTTCAACCATACTTAGAGGGGATACAACAAAGACAAGGGTTGTACGCATTCAAAGTTGTAATGGATGAAACTAACAATACACCTGATGTGATTGATAGAAACATTTTAGCAGGACAGATATTCTTACAACCAGCTAAAACGGCTGAATTTATTGTAATTGATTTCAATATTTTACCAACAGGTGCTGCATTTTCGGCATAATATTGATAAATCATAAATTTAAAAATAAAAGGAATTCTTTAATTAGAGTTCCTTTTTTTATTTTTCTTATATTTATACACAGAAAGAAACTAATTTAAAAAACAATGGCAGAAAT